AAATCATAAGAAAAATCAATAGGATAATCATGATAAATTATGTAGGCTACACCAGAACCACCCGATCCACCGTATCCAATCGGAACAAAACCAACATTACCTCCACCCCCTCCACCTCCTCCGCCTGTATTCGGAACACCATTTGTGCCGTCTCGCGACTTCCCAGTTCCCGCACCAGTTCCCCCCGACCCACCTCCATTCACTCCAATACCATTCTTATAACTATAGTCTACATAATTAGGTTCAAGGTAAGAGAATGTGCCTGCTATGCATCCAGCGCCACCACTACCACCTATATTGATACCCATACTCGTTAATATATTAGATACAGAAACATTGCCATCAAATATGGGCTTCCTTTGTTGAAATACTTCTGGGTCATCACGCTGCCACCACGAACAGGTACCACCCAATGCTGAATTCGATGTACTACCATTGGTAATATTTTTCCATATACCACCACCACTAAGCGGATCAACTGCATTCGCACCACCATTTCCACCACTAGCAGACAAGAAAACTTCACCTGTATCACCATCTTTTAAGATTGTAGCGCCGCCCCTAGGGGTCGTGGAATCGCCTCCATCTCCAATAATGATTGTGTATTTTACATTTGCTTTAAATTCATACGATGTTTCTAAAACTTGTCCACCATTTCCACCATTTCCACCAAGAGACCTAAGGTCACTACCAGCATGTCCAGTACCACCACGACCCCCACCACCAAGTAAAACAATAGTGGTTGAAAAATCCCTATCCGGTGTAAAGGTTGTGGTATTTGTATATCTCGCTATATTGGTATCATTTGCCATTATATTATAATAAATAGATAGATTTTATATACATATTTTCTATTTATTATACTAATGTATTTCTACTTCCTTTTGATTTTTTGCTCCTGCCTCCTTTTGATTTTTTGCTCCTGCCTCCTTTTGATTTTTTGCTCCTGCCTCCTTTTGATTTTCTGCTCCTGCCTCCTTTTGATTTTCTGCTACTATTTCCTTTTGATTTTTTGCTAGTTTTAATTCGTGACATTTTGGCCAAATTATGCTTGGTTTTCCTTCTAATATGACCTTCGTCTAGTAAGAATTGTATCATTTTTTCTTTTTCCCTAGAATCTTGATATTGTTTTATTTTATTTCCGTTATTCAAAATAACAATTGACGGTACATAGTCAACATCACTATGGGTTGAAGTTTGTTGTAACACCGTCATTGCAGATGGATCTATATCTGCTACTGCTAAATCCGTGTCATAGTTTTGCTCAATATCGGTTGCCATATTATCCCATTCATCTGCCATGGCTATACATGCCGGACATGATGGGCTGTAATACTTTGCAAACACGACTGGATTTGTCTTGTTCATATTATCGTTATGAAATTGTAACGCGTTTTCACCATTTATAATAAGCCGTTTCATTTAATCTATATACACATATATAGATAATTAATTTGCCATATATTTTGGATGGCACAAAATAGACAAAATACACAAAACATCCTATAAATAAAATTAATTATCGCGATTAAATATATACATGTATAAATTAGCAGTAATAGCCATCATTTTTATATTAGGATTATATTTTACATACAATTATACATCAAAACAAGTCTTGGAAGGATTTGCTGTTAGTAAAACATCTTGTCCAAATATCTTAATTCAAAAAGACAAGGAGCTTTATTTGTATAACTCGCGCCAAGCAAGAATTCCGGGGGTAAACCCAGTTGTCTTCAAGAATTTAGAAGATTATGTTGAATTTCTAGATTGGCAACGAAGTCAAAATATAAATTGTCCAGTATTGTTCTTACAACATTCGTATGATGCACAAGGTAAACCAGTATATAATGTACGCCCAAGCCCAACTGATCTTCAAGGAGGACTTCCCTCTATTTTAACATATGGTTCTGATTCACAAGCACTTCCTCTACACCTACAACAATCGGAACAACCCATTACAAAATTAATCGACTCAAATAGAAATGATCCACCCTATAATGATAATTCCTATCCTGGATATGACCCAATTAATCTCTACCAAGGGGATTACACTCCTTTAGATAAACTGTTCAATGAACAGGAAAAAACATCAGCGAAAAGCACAAATCCAATGGATGTAAATTGGGGTGGTGTACAATATACTGCTGACGCAGTGAAAGCAGGCGAATTTAAAGAAGACGAAGTTAAAATATATATTCCGTAGATTTCATTGGATTTCATTGGATTTCATTGGATTTCATTGGATTTCATTGGATTTCATTGGATTTCATTGGATTTCATTGGATTTCATTGTACCGAATCTAATTATATGTATATAAACATAACACGATAATATGGTGGTATGTTTATTGATTATATTTTGCTGTATGTATTTAACTGTGTATTGTATAATACATAATAATTATTCGAGACCATCCAGGTATTTCATATTTTCTGTAAGTGTAGCTCTAAAACTGTTCAATATGTTCATTTTTTCAATGATCTTTTCAATATCATCGTCGTTAGGATTGGATGATATTTTTTTAGATAATGTGGGTAATGCGGCCAATGTAATCGAATTGATTCTATCTTCGATGGATATAATCAAATCTTCCCATTGTTTGCGATTATTCAATAAACTGAATGAATTTACAGCACCTCGTGTTTTATCATTTAAATCGTCAATTGAGTCTTGAATTTTTAGCATATCAAATTTACTATTGTTATTTCGTGTATTTTTGTTCTCTGTTTTACCTTTACTATCTGAATCAGAATCTGAACCGAATCCCATGAATCCTTCAGAAGTAGCTGATGGAAACAAAGTAATATATATTAGATAAAATAAGATGGCAATTACGATATATCCTAAATAAGTATACAATTCTTCCATGTCTGTTTTATATATATTAGAGTAATACAAATTTTTTAATATTTTCAATACATGATTTGTTAATTTTTCGAACCTGTCCATTTTCACCAGTTAACTTGAGGTCTTGCATACAATTGTCATTTTCCTGTAGGCATTGAATTAAATTTTTGATTGATTTGAATTCTGCCATAATCGCAATCGCACTCTTGACACTCACACTAGGAATAGTAGCAAGCATAATTTCGCCAATATTTTCTTCTGTTATATTGTTCTTCTTTTGCTTTTTCATTACTTGACTATACGGTACTTCCTTCTCGACACGATTTTCATCATAATACCCTAATTTCTTAGGCTCTTTTTGTAATTTATCGGCATAATTAACGATTAGTTCACATGTCTCGTTGATATTTTTTGTTCTGACTACGGAAAATCCCTTAAAATAGTTCAATGTAACTAACGCTGAATAAAGAGTTTTTTTATCCATTCGCCCCTTTACTGCATTATACCTTTCAAAATCACCTTCAATAACATAAACGACATGATGGTTATGTAGACTATATTCATTCAATCGAAATGATTGCTCAGAATATCTACCGTCCTTAATACTTGAAGCCAAGTCATAGAGTGATTTTCGTTCAAATATGATCTTCTCACCATCGTCATTTGTTGAGAGAATAATATCACCTAAATCCAATTTCTCTACTTTGATTTCATGACTATGTTCTTTAAATAATAAATTCATCGTTGTTAATAGCTCAGATTCTCGTGTATCTATTTTGATAAGCATAAGTATACAAATATTTGAATACTTATGTTTATATTCTTTATAACATGTAATTCTTCATCATTATAATGTCGGTTGTAGAACAATTATAGTTGGGGTCCACCAATACCATTAGGTAATCCAGAATATTGTCTGAAGTTAAACAAAAAATTGGGTCTTTGTGCGTTAGACGATATTTCGAATGGTTTTGAACGCATAAATCCAGTTGCACTTGGTGCTGAACCGCCTTTCATATTACCACCAAAATAATTAGTTCTAACACTTTTTCCACTGGTAGTCATTACAACAACAGATGGCATGATTCCATTTGTTCCACTGGCACCACCAAATTCGGTTCTTCTAGCGACAGCAGAGCGTCCACGATGACTTCTATATCCATTTCTTTGAGGCATAATATAACATATATTAAGATAATATATTACACCATATTATATTATCATTTCTTTATCATTTCTTTATCATTTTTATAATCGTTGGATAATACTATTTATTATATTGCTTAAGCAACATATCCACTGCGAGAACCTGAAAAGATAAGAGACTTTTTACCGACACCACCAGAACCAAGAGGATTTCTAGAAAGAATATTACGCTCTTTCATTTTTCTCTCTTGTTGGGCAGGTGTTAATCCATACAAGTCAGCCAATCCTTGACCAGCCTTGATACGTATGTGACGAGCAACAGCAACATCACGAACACCAATAACAGAACCTAAACCACCCATAATTCCGAATATTTTTGTGTTATTTGTAATAGAAGGAGTGTGTCTAGCACGCTTGCTACCATTCATTAAACCAGGCATTATATAATGACTAAATATATTTTTTTTATTTTCGATTTTTTCAATTATGTTTTTAATTTCATTATAAGTCGGACCAATCATTTGGTAAATACTTATTTATAGCATATACGAATTATATATAAATAGATCTCCTCATGTTAAGTATAAGTATGACAGAGTTTAAAATAACAAATGACGACGATTTTATTAAATCAGAAGATGGATTCATCTTTAATCCATATAATTCTACAAATGTTGAGATTACATTGAGCCAAGTTCAATCTATTCTGACTAAATATGGTATCCCTGGAAATATTGACAATTTAACTCTCTATAAAAGAGCTTTTATTCATAGATCTTATACAAAACGCCCCCAATCATATAACGAACAAGAGAATATAACAATTACCGAGCGCCCATATGATTGTCTTCCATTATATACTAAATCAAACGAAAGATTGGAATTTTTAGGGGACGGTGTTCTTGAACTAGTTACAAAATATTACTTATATCGTAGATTTCCTAAAGAGAACGAGGGATTTATGACGGAGAAAAAAATCGCATTGGTAAAAAATGAAGCTATTGGTAAATTAGCTCTGGAAATGGGTCTTCATAAATATTATATTATATCTAAACATGCTGAGGAAAAGAAAACGAGAACAAATTTAAAAAAATTGGGTTGCTTGTTTGAAGCATTCATTGGTGCATTATTTTTAGACTTTAATAAGATGACGCTACTTGACGAAGAGGGCTGGTTTAAATCACTATTTACAACTGGACCAGGATTCCAAATGGCACAAATATTTATTGAAGGTATATTTGAAAAACATGTTGATTGGATGAAATTAATTCAAGACGACGATAATTATAAAAACATTCTCCAAGTGAAAATTCAAAAAGAATTCAAAGATACACCTCATTATATTGAGATTGGTCATAGTGATGAAAGTGGCTACGAAATGGGGGTTTATTTGTGTTTAGGACAAAAAATTCATGAGGTTTCTAGAGAGCATGCAACCAATTATAGAAAATTAGGTTCATTTGAAAAAATTCACGAAATGATGGAAACAGACGGGAAAGTATTCATTTACTTGGGTCGAGGACAACATAAAATTAAACGAAAGGCCGAACAAATGGCTTGTGACGAAACATTGAAGATGTTAAGTCTAGTCTAGAATTCAGTAACCGACTTTTTGTATTGAGTATATACTTCTTTTTTTATGTGTTCATTTAATATAGATAAATGTCATCAGGGATTTTAGACAAATTAAAAATAAAACCTAATCCAGAAAAAAATGAAGATGAACGTGTTGAAATAAAATTCAATAACGATGCTACCGACATTAATGACAATACTGACATTAATGACAATAATAAAAAGGAGGTTTTCTTAAATACAAGGATTATTGATAAGATCGATACCAATGAAGACGACCGTGAAGAAATGTTGAAAAGATTTGCCATGATAGCAAGTACTACAATCCCTGAGCAAAACAAAAGAGAAGCCATTATTGTTGAACAACCAAAAAAAATTAAAAAACTTAATAAGAAATTAACATTGGTTAGTGAAGACATGGTTAAGGAGGGGGAGAGGGATGGAGACAAGGCTGTAGACAAGGCTGTAGACAAGGCTGTGGACAAGGCCGTGGAGAAAGTAGTAAAGGGTGTAAAGGAAATCGGGCAAAAAATAGAACAGGATCTTGGGGAAGATTTTGGAGTCAAACCAAAAGGAAGACGCACAAAAAAGGCAACATTCGATGTTATTGCAGATGATGTAGTAGTTGAATATATTGGTAATGCGTCAGTGAAAGAAAGAATGCCGGTCAAAGATAAACAAGTTTTGCTCAGAGCCAATTCTTATTACATGAATAATCGCGAATCGTTTATTGGGTTTGTCAATGCGCTATTCAAACCATACAAAGAAGAGTTTAAGAATGCAGAATCTTCTTTAAGTTGTGATAGACCAGATAATGCCAAGTTTGCATTATTAACTCATCAAAAGGTTGTTCGTGATTATCTTAATTTATATACCCCATATCGCGGTTTATTATTATATCATGGATTAGGTAGTGGTAAAACTTGTACTTCTATCGCGATAGCCGAAGGTATGAAAACTGACAAACAAATTATAGTTATGACACCCGCATCGCTAAGAATGAATTACTTAGAAGAGTTGAAAAATTGTGGTGATTTACTCTACAAAAAAAATCAGTATTGGGAATTTATTTCTATAATGAAAAATGATAACAAGGGAATTAATGTAGACGAAATTATCGACACGCTATCGAAACTGTTACATTTGGGCAAAAATTACATTAAAAAACAAGGTGGAGCTTGGATGGTGAATGTGACCAAACCGTCGAATTATGATACCATCCCCGAAGACCAAAAATTAAGTTTAAATAGTCAAATCAACGAAATGATTCGAAATAAATATCGATTTATTAATTACAATGGGTTATTAAACAGTCACTTAAAAGGATTAACGGAAGATTATACTATCAACCCATTCGATAATAAAGTTATTATTATTGATGAAGCCCATAATTTTGTTAGTCGAATCGTGAATAAACTAAAAAAACCCGAATCTCTTTCTATGCGCCTTTATAATTATTTGCTTTCTGCTGAAAATTGCCGGGTTGTCATGTTGACTGGTACACCCATGATTAATTATCCAAATGAAATATCCATATTGTTTAATATTTTACGCGGATTTATAAAAACATGGACCTTCCCTCTGACGATACAAACTGGTCGCAAGTTTAACAAAGAAGAAATGACCAAAATATTTGCCAAATATGAAATTTTGGATTTTTTGGACTACAAGCCAACTTCAAAATTATTAACAGTTACTCGCAATCCATTCGGATTTATAGATGTAACAAAAGATGCCCTCTACAAAGGTGTAACCAATATTAAAACTGGACAACGAGGAAATGTAAGTGATGCTGACTTTGTGAAAATGATTACTGCTATTTTAAATAAAAATCAGATTGATGTCAATGCTAGAAGCATTCAAGTAGATAATTTCAAGGCTTTGCCAGATACTCTTGATGCGTTTAAAACACGATTTATTGATGAAAGCAATGGTCAATTAAAAAATGAAAATCTCTTTAAACGCCGTATATTAGGTCTGACTTCGTATTTCAAGAGTGCTCAAGAACAATTAATGCCATCATTCAATAAGGATGTCGACTTAAAGGTAATGAAAATTCCTATGAGTGATTTCCAACTTGGAGTGTATGAACAAGCCCGCATTCAAGAGAGAAAATTAGAAAAGGCATCCAAGCCTAAAAGAAAGGCTGCCGCGAAACCGACCGATGATTTATACGACGAAGCTGTATCTACCTATCGTATTTTTTCAAGAGCTTTTTGTAACTTCGTTTTTCCTGCTGAGAAAAAAAGACCTATGCCAAAAGATGGCGAAGATATGTCAGACTCTTTAAAAGAGGTTGTCAATGAAAATATTTTAGATGCATTATCTGTAAAAGAAACAATTGACAATACTGGTGGAAAATATACATTAGAAGACACTGCTTTATTGGAAGCTGAAAAGAAAAATGAACAAGATTCTACATATGACCAACGAATAAAAGACGCTATGGCATTTTTAAAAGACAATTCTAGTAAATATTTATCACCAACTGGGTTAGAAATTTACAGTCCAAAATTTTTGACTATATTGGAAAATCTTCAGGATCCAGAATATAGAGGATTACATTTGATATATACACAATTTCGCACACTGGAAGGTATTGGTATTTTGAAGCTCATTCTAGAAGCGAATGGATTTGCGCAATTCAAAATCAAGCGTGATGAAAGTGGAAGCTGGAGACTGAATATGTCTGATGAAGATATGGGTAAACCTACCTTTGCATTGTACACTGGAACAGAAACACCGGAGGAAAAGGAAATTATCCGTAATATATTTAACAGTACTTGGAATTATGTTCCCGATTCAATAACTAGCGACTTGGCAAGAATGTCCACTAACAATTTATACGGAGAGATAATCAAGGTGTTGATGATTACTGCTTCTGGTGCCGAAGGTATTTCTCTTAAGAATACAAGATATGTGCACATTGTTGAACCTTATTGGCACCCAGTGCGTATAGAACAAGTAATCGGTCGTGCACGCAGAATATGTAGTCATCAAGATTTGCCACCTAATCTGCGAACAGTACAAGTATTTTTATACTTAATGACATTTACAGAGGAACAATTAAGTGGTGACAAATCTATTCAGTTACGATTGAATGATGGTAGTAAATTCGACGATTCAGTTCCAGTCAGTAGCGACGAAGCATTATATGAAATCTCGACTATTAAAGAAACAATTAGTAAACAATTGTTAAAAGCAGTTACCGAATCATCTATGGATTGTACCTTATATAATCGACCTGGTACAAAAAATGCGGTATCCTGTTTCTCATTCGGAAAAACAGTGCCCTCTTCTTTTGCTTACAAACCATCCATTAGTAACGAAGAATCTGATTCTATTACTCAAATTAATAAACAAGAGATTGAATGGATACCCAAAACTGTGAAAATCCCAATCGATGGTATAAAGCGCGAATATATACAAAATACTACTCCTCTTGTTAAACGGGACCCGAAAACTGGAACACCATTAAATTGGTACGAAATATATGATTTGGATAGTTACAATGAGATTAAGACTTATGGTACAGGGGAACTTATATTAGTAGGTTATTTAATACAAAAACCAAATGCGAAAACTTTCAAATTTGTTTCAGCTTAAATGTATTGAATTCTATAACTTTTGAATTTATTTGATTGTATAGTAAGTAATATACTTAACGAATATCGTTTATAAGTATAAGTTATACACGATATTTTTATTTTCGCAGAAATTTTTTCATATAATCCATAAACTTGGATGGTTTTGGTGATTCACGTATATCACAAACATATACATCCCTCTTTCGACCTTTTTTTGTGTCTTGGTGTACAAAATCGCCTTGCTTATGTATGGATGTATTATGTATATTTTTGGAGTATTCCTTATTCACTTGTGGAACATCATATGAATCACGACATGTCAATACTGATTGGTTATCCCAAGCACTCTTAGTATTATATTCATGATTATCATGACTGTCTTGATGATTATACTCATGATTTTCTTCATGTTCACCCAAGTATATTGTTTCTATACTACCAATGCTATAACTGCGGGTAGATTTTTCACTACCACTATGTATATAAAATTCTATACTATTAGACCGACATGTATTGTTTATTTTACTAGATTGGTCCGAACTGTTATTTCGACTTCTATTTCTCATAATATTATTATATAATCTCATTATTTTATTTTCAATTGTTATTTTTATTATCTTGTAAAATTGTAATAATTTTCGAACACATCTCTAATATTTGTACTTGTTGATTTTTTAGAAATACTATTTCTTTTAACACGATATTTTGTTCCACTTCATTGTCATTTGAAATAGATACTATAGATTGTTCGGGATTTGTATCATCCTTATTCGGTATTGTAATATGAGATTTTCGTTTTAAAATATTTAAAATATTATTTACTTGTGTAGTTTCCGATGTATTATTTACTTGTGTAGTTTCCGATGATGTATTATTTACTTGTGTAGTTTCTTCTTGAAATGAAACCTTTTTTGTAGCCGGTGACGAATCTCTCCCATTATTTATCCAGTTTTCTGCATCATTTGATACTGGTAATAGTTCTAATTCTCGCTCTCGATTTGCTAGGCGCTCTGATATCAATCTGTCCATTTCATCACCAATTGGTTTATCTTCCATATCATTCTTATCAATGAAACTAATTTCGTCGGGTTTGTTTATTTTACCTAATGTTCCATTTTCGTCTTGATACTTCTGTAATTTCGTATTAAATTCACTTAACCTTTCCTGTTTCAAATCTTCTGCTTTATATACAACCTTGATTTTGGATGATTCTGATAAATTATGTTCTCTATATTCATTCTTTCCTTCTTTTTCTTTATTTATTTTTCCAATCATTTCTTCAATGGTAACCTTATTTTTATCGATCAAGCTTTCATTCTGATTGTTTAAACTAATATTATAAATGGTATTTTCAAATATATGTTTAATTTTGTCAAAATCGTTATTATTGATTCCGTCAAATATATTACTCTCTTGTAGAATTCCCCAAAGTAATCCTTTATTGTCGTTACTTGTGTATTCCATATACACAAGTAAATAGTTAATGTTTAAATTTTTATTAGATTATTATAATATTTCTATTTTTACATGATACTAATCACGATTGAAGTATTCATTTCTTAATTTGAATACTTCCGTATCATCTATTCTATTGTTTAAGAAATGAGATAATCCTTTATCCTTTAACATTTGAATAATAAAATAAAGACAATACATACCACATTCTGTATTTGTGCGTTGGTGTTCTATTTTATTCTCTTTTACATTAAAATCGATTCCTAATTGTTTTCCCTGGTCCACGATTGTTTTTATTAGTTTTTTTACTTCTTTTGGTGATTCATCCCCATTGCTATCAAAATATGTAATTGACTTATTCTTTATATTTAAAAATATGGCTATCCAATGAGCTCCCCCTTTATAGTGTGGGTCTGTGTTTAAGATAATTCCTATTTTATTCTTATTGCGCTTTATTTGTTCACTTAAGTTAAAATTACATAATTCTTCCCAAACACATTCACCATATAATTTATGAGTATCATAATCGATTGGTGATGGCCCTAGAAATTCGAAGCATTTATAGAATTTTTCATATTGTCTCATTACTGATTCTATGTCTAAACTACTCAACCATTCGTTTGGATTACGATTCCAAACAGTGGGTGCATTTGGGGCAAATGTATAATTTAATAATTCACTATTTAATTTACCTACCATAAATTTACTTCTTAGCCAACACGATTCACGATGACATATATGTGACATAGCATCTTTGAAAAACTTCCATATTTCCTTTGTATCACTCGTGACAATTTTATCGTGCGGATGTCTAGCATTCCAATAATGTTTCATTTTGCTTAAGGCTTCATCACTATAACAGGTATAATCTTTATTATTCGGATTTGGACTACACTGTGGTTTGAATTTTTCGTCATGATTATGATGTACTTTTTTATGATGTACTTTTTTATCCCGCGTTTTCCCAGTTTTTTTATGTTTCTTTGATTTGTTTTTTCTGGTCTTCATCATAATTATTAGTGATATTTTTCTTTTTTTCTGGACTATTGGTTTTGTCCTTCTTTTGTATTTTTTCTTCTTTTGGTTTTATTCCTTTCGTCTTATGTGCTGTAGTTTTAATATTTACATTCTGTTTTTCAGGCAATATTATTTGTTTTTTTGGAGTTGATGTGGTTTTCACTATATATGTGTCTAGATTTACTTTCTTTATACCTTCATTGTTCGTCATTAAATGATCACAATTTATAAAATCTATATCTGAAACTGATGCATTTGACATATCTATACATGTATCTATACATGTGTTGTTGATATCACCATTACTATTATTGCTAACATCTTGATATTGTTTTTGCATCAATTCACTTGTGTCAATCATTTTTAAATGCTCTATACAACCCTTTATATACATATCAAACTGGCTTACCAAATGTCTATCGTCGATTTCATTCCTAAATAATTTTTTATTTAAATCCAATATTCTCTTTTTGTAAAATCGTTTGTCTGTTGTATATTCCAATTCATTTGACTTATTCAATGTACGATGCAATATTTGTTCATATTGTGATCTATTTGTAAAATAAGACAATGTCATACTGTCAATACTATTCATAGAAATATCCATTACATATTTATATGAATTTTTTATTACCATTATAACACTTAACATCCTATTCGAATGAATTAACAATCGTCTTGGCTAGTTGAGTCCTTTACATCATATCGAGTATGATTATTAAATAATTTATTTGCAATATTCATATTATTTGGATTGAATGGAGTAAATTCAGGTTTATCGAATAAAAGAGAATGTGTTTGTGGTTGAGGTACAAAATCGATTTTCGTTTCATATAAATCGCTCTTACTAGATGGTACCCACTCTGATTGCTCACATTTTTGCAGAGCAAAAAATTGGTTTCTTAATGTCGATTCTGTATTTACATTATTAGAAAATCCACTCCATGGAGCTGTTGCATTACCTGGATTAAATGTTTGAGTTGGTGAATAGGACTTATATTTATTCAAAGGAACTGTTGGTTTTTTATATTGGTCTAATACTTGCATATATCCATACTTGGTGGAGGTTGGACGAATCGAGTATTGTGGTTGTAAACTATTGGATGGAATATTTCTACTTGAAATACGGTTATTTATTTCATCTACACGCCCATGGTTGCATGTATAATAGCCATTGACAACTTGTGATATAGTATTTTTAATGCTCATTATTATATTATAGTAATAATAAATAAAATAAGAACATACCTAAATAACATATTATGTAAATTATTAATATACATAATATTTATATGCATTACTTGCATCAAACCTTTTTTGAAAGCGCCTTGTATTTATCTTATATACTTTATTTCGTTGCTTATTTTAATATTGGTCTTTACACTCCCGAATATCTAACCATGTTACAGTCTGTTATGAAATATTATGTTATCCTATTCTTGTTAATACGATTCAACCCAGTAGTCACAACCAAGTTTACCAACTTTGATAGAAAAGTTGTATTTTCCTCCGCGATATTTTTATTAACTACAACAGCATTCAATGACTATGCCAAAAAATTTGAACTGTTAGATTTAGTAAAAAACTGGAAATAACTAATAGATTCTTATTTTTCTTTTCCCTCACTCTACCGTTTTACCGTTTTACCGTTTTATTCTTGGATTTTATTTTTGTATTTGGTTTACGCTTGTATGTTTTGTCGGTTTGTTCGTAAAAAAACTTCTTTAAATGTTGCATCATCATTTTCCCAACAATATTGTCAATCTCCTGCTCTTTTTCTGTTTTTTTAATAACATCGTAATTATATCTTTTAAATTCGCTTTCCATAATAGTCTCAAAAATCGTTCTTTCTTTCACATGTACCGATTTATTACCTATATCGGATTTCAAATATGTATCTAACATTTCTTTCAGAGTCAATCTATGTTTGTATGCCTTTACATGAATATAATATACCTTATCATCTACCATACCGTCGTGATAGACATCATCAATAAAACAGAGATCCACATTTTTCGGTATTTTGGTACATCGTATTAAATCATCAATCGTTTTATCATGTGAAGTGCGACCTATTTCAACTGGTTGACCATTCACTTTAAACGCTGCAATAATTTGGTCAAATAATTTGTAGTTTAATTTAGTATTAAAATATTGTTTGATATCTATAGCCCATGATTTAGGACCTTGGTTGTTTGTGTAAATCATTATTTTTTTACATTTATTGTTCATTTTCTTTGTTTTCAAATAATCGAGAATTTTAAAAAGTTTAGGTCGAACAAACTCTGGGTATAAATCTAGTAATGAATCAAAATTTTTTTCACTATAATTATTATTTTTAAAATAAGTGTTTAGACAATCACAAAATATACCAAATTCTGTGAAATAACCTAATGTTTCATCCAAATCAAATACTACTATTTTATGTGGGGTATTCATTTGCGTATAGAATATAATATATATTTTGATAAAAAATCTAACCAATAAATATACTCCTCCTATGGATTTGACGGCTTCTGATTATAAAAAAATAGCTAATTATTATCAAATCCCTAAATCAAAAAATAAAACATATAAAGAAATTGCTGAAGATGTATTAGCGTCTAAATTATGTAGATGTATTAAATCAGTTGATTCTTATAATGATACTGGTCCAAATAAAATAAGTGGAGCGAAGAAAATAAGTGGAACGAAAAAAAATAGAGAGGATGTGGCGATCGGAGTATGTAGAAAAAGTATATTTCAGAACCGTAATGTTGATTTTTATGATTTTAAATGCAAAAAAAAACCAAAATTAGTAAAAAAAACAAGATCTTCTTCAGCTCTTACAAAAACATCCAAGAAAGTACGATTTGAAAAACAAATTAAGAGAAAACCAAGAACCTTGAAAAAACGGAAATATTAATTTTCCAAATAATCCAGTGCTGATATGAGTATTCTCTCTTGGTCTGTTAATTTTTGGAATATAATGTTTTCGTCTATTTTTATTTGAAATCGCCTATTCATGTTATTTTTACAAACAACATGTATACCAGTTGATATTATTTTTATGTCAATTATAAGACCACCATTTGTTAGATTAATGTTTTCTGGATTTTTTAAATTAATCCATCGAATGTATCGTCCATATTGAATATCAGTTAAATCATCTACATAACGATAATCTTGTAATTTTTTATGAAAGGTCTTTAATTTGTCGCGTGGTAGTTGTAACTTTTGAAGATAATCGTTTTTTAAAGCCTTGATTTTGCTAGTAGTTAAATTCATGACACTTGCGTTGTTTTCATTGTCTAGTGCTTTTTGTAGACATTGTCCTAATTCTGTATCAGTATCTATACAATCGTCGTTCTCTGTCATAGTATTGCTATTGCTATTGCTACTATTGCTATTGCTATTGCTACTATTGCTATTGCTATTGCTATTGCTATTGCTACTATTGCTATTGCTATTGCTATTGTTAACCATTATAATAAAAATGTATTATATTTTTATTATATTTTCATAAGTATTGTTATTAATGTTATTATTTTGAAAACAAGTTCAAATCCATCGATCCTCGAACCAATAATATATAAACAATTGTGTGAACGAATAATCCAAGGGTTGTTGGACAACCGTTTACATCTGCCAATTTACCTAAAAATCTACCTAATAATTGTTGTGTGAATTTGTAAGTGTATGGATGTATCACGAAGATAAAAATAAACGCGGAGAAGATTGAAATCTGCCATTTTGTATAACTTGAATCAGCCATTATATAGTAGGATGTGATATTTTTTCAAATTCGCAGAAAATGCATATTATGTATAATATTATCCCTGAAATTTGCCAAATACATATTGTATTGTTTGTATTTAGCGATTTTGTCCGATAAAATATATCGATTCGTGAACCACTATTTTTCATAAAAGTCGACATGAAAAACGCCAAAAATGGTGGAAATTTGTGTTTTATCGACGAAAATAGGCGAATGTATGTTGAATAAATGGATTTCGCCAAATCGTCCAATAAAAAAAGTGGCCAAAAACAGGGTTTTTTTATCGACGAAAAGTGCTAGTAGCCACACCCTAAATTATGGATTTCGGGAAAAACGGGGATAAAAAAACGACTTTTTCACTACATGTCAAGTGCAATAAAAATGGTATGAATTTATTCAAGTCCCTTGGCGATGTAGTGGACTGCCTACATATGTAGAGGAGGAAATTGAACTGAAAAAAGTGCACTGTATACGATACATGTAGGTAATTTTACTTTTCACTTTTTTTCTATACTTCATTTGACTTTTCAAAAAAACACACAAGGTTTTTGTGTTGAATTTTAAAATATGGGTCAAGAGTATGAAAAAAAAAGTGAAAAAGTGATTTAGAGCATAATGCTCACAATCCAAATTTTTTTATTTTCAATTTGTTATTGTAAAAAAAATCTAATTTTATGAAAACAATTTAGGGGTAAAATTCTATTAGTCTAATATATGGGTAAACGACTAATAAAAACCCCTAAAAATGAAAAGAAAAATTTTGCGTGTGAACCTTGCTCCTTCGTATGTAGCAACAAAAAAGATTTTGCTCGCCATTTATGCACTACAAAACATAAACGACTACTTTCGACTACTAAAGGACTAATAGAAAAAACCCCTCTAGTATGTGAGTCAGATTATTTTACCCCTAAATTAGACCTGTTACCATATGACAGTAACGATGAATTGGGTAAAAAAACCCCTTATGGTAATCCGTCAGAAAATCCAAATTCTAAAAATAATACCTTACTGACACCAAGTGACCAAAATAATAGTAAAAAAACCCCTTACCATTATGCGTGTCAAATGTGTGGTAAATCGTATATACATATGAGCTCATTATATAAACATAAAAAGGGATGCTTGGACCATGAAGCGGAAAGTCAACCCGATGAGTCAAATAAGAACACTACAATATCAAAGGAAAAAGAATCCGAATTTAAGGAACTTGTCTTGTTATTGTTGAAAGAAAATAAGGAAATACAAAAAACATTTGTAGAACTTATTCCACACATCAAGGGCAATATTACAAGCAATAGTCATAATACTACTACAAACAATAATCAATTTAACATAAATATGTTCTTGGACGAACATTGTAAGAACGCAATGAATCTAACTGATTTTATCAATTCATTACCAATTACAAATGAAACATATGACAATACTATCGAGAACGGATTAACTAAAACAATTACGAATATGGTTCTAAATGGACTAAACGATTTGGACTTATTACAGCGACCAATACATTGTACTGACCCCTCACGGAAAATAATGTATGTAAAAGACAATGATAGTTGGGAAAAAGATAATGATTTAAAAATGTTACTACATGGCATCAAGACAATATCTTCAAAACAACGCACTACATTAAATAAATGGCAAGAAGCGAATCACGGATGGAGTACAGATGAGAATCTACAGTCGAAAATGACAAAACTAATATTTCATTCCATGACAAATGTAGAGGACGATGAAAAGGAAACCAACAAAATTATCCGTGCTATTAGTAAATCTACACATTTGACAAATGACATTAAAAACGACTACCTTTGAATATTTACAATTATTTGAATTGTTATAATAATTATATTTACATTCATGTAGGTATAATTATTCATTTAAAATGGTGTTCCAAAACCACCACCGAATGCGTCATTTGCAGCCATGGGTTCCATCATGGGACTATTTGCTCCCACCATTGGGTTTTGTGGACCAGCATACATATTGTTAAAATCAGGCTCAGATTGTTGTTGAGGCATTTGTTGATTCATTGAATATTCATTTGTTCCACTTTTTATATTTGTCATTTGAGGTTGTAATTGTTGTGGAATGTCAATGTTTGGGTTCCCACTATATTGTTGGGATAATGGTTGAGTAACACGGACTTGACCGGCTTGTCCTTTTTTGGGCTGGACCTGTTGTTTGGAACCGGTTTGTCCTTCGTACAAATCCCATAATCGGTCTACTAATATTTGTACCTTTTCGCCCATTTTACTTTGCATAGTGATTGATATTAATAAAATAGAGGGGATAATGTTAATAATGTTTACATCACCATAAGTTTTTTCGCTATATGTTGGTACATAACATACCATTTTGTGAATAAAATACAATGACATGAACATGAATGATGATTGTCCAATTACTTCTAATAAAATCATTAAACTTGCTTTGTCGTCATCCACTTCTGGTACATAATTTTTGACAACCTTTAACACTACAACAACCGGCATTATTGCTAAAACTGTGTATTGAATAATATTTAATAATAGTGATTTTTGATCATCGTCAAAGGGAAATACTGTTTTTATAAATCCTTCACTATTGGTAGTTGATTTTTCTAACCTATCCATATGATTTATAATAAGATTTAAAATTATTTAAATACAAATCTTATTTTTGTATATAATGTTGAAATATGCCATCGACCTAAATAAATACAAAGACAGAGATCCTCGTCCTACAAAAGAGAACTATCATGAGGAATACCAATATTTGAATTTGCTAAAAGATTTAATGGAACATGGCACACTTGAAGAGGGTAGAAATGGAAAAACAAAGAGGGGGGTAGGGAGTGCTATGCACTTTTCATTAGAAGGTGGTAAAATTCCCGTATTTACTACTAAAAAGACTGCTGTTAAAACTGGCATTCGTGAATTATTATGGTTTATTAAAGGACAAACCGATAATAAAATTCTTACCGATCAAGGAGTTGGAATATGGAAAGGAAATACTACAAAAGAATTTTTAGAAAAATGTGGATTAGATTATGAACCCGGTCGTTCGATCGGCCCTATGTATGGTTTTCAGGCCAGATTTTTTAACGCACCATATACAGGTTGTCAAACGGATTATACCGGACAAGGAATAGACCAACTACAAAAAGTTATTGACGACCTTAAAAATCCTGAAACAAGAAACTCCAGACGACATGTAGTATCAGTGTGGAATCCAGAACAATTAGACCAAGGTGTATTAAACCCCTGTCATATTTTATATCAATTTTTTGTAACAGAGGAAAATAAATTAAGTTGTATTCTTTATCAACGTTCGTGTGACGAATTTTTGGGAATTCCTATAAATTGCTTATCATATTCAGTCTTAACTTGTATAATAGCCAAAATATGTGATTTAGAGCCATATGAATTTATACATTTTGGAGGCGATACTCACATCTATGACGATTGTTTTGACCAAGTTACAGAGCAAATAACAAGAACACCATATCCATTTCCTACACTAGAAATTTTAAACAAGAGAGAAAATATTAATGACTATGTTATTGAAGATTTTAAAATTCATGATTACCAACATCATCCCCAAATTAAAGCGGCGATGAGGGCCTAATATTTTCTTCTTTAGTCATTACTAATTTATCATGTACATCATACAATATTAAATAATATTATTTTAATTCAATATTATTTAAT